TGTAGCGAAGCCACCCACCCAACTTCTGGGGGTAGCCCGAGCGGAAGCGAATCTTATCGCACTCGTAGTAGCCCCCCTCACCAGCATAGTTAGTCTGGTCGCGGTTTACACCGGGTTTGAACTGGAGGCGTTGCAGAGCCATAGTTAGACCATCTCGAAGTGGGGTCCGTCAATGAACGGACGCTTGTTTTGCTTACGACGCTCGTCGATGTAGAAGTTCATGGCCTCTTCCATCGTGCCGCGCCAAAGGCGAATGTCAGGCACGTTCCACGCAGCACCCCAGCGGATCGCCACGTTCTTCTCGATTGCGGCTTGTTTCACCGCATCAGCGATGTTGTCGTACAGGTTGAGTTCCCAACTGCCACGGTCACCAAGGTAAGCCATCAGGTCCACCGCCCTGCCATCGACGTGAGTGCCACCGTCTTTGATCTGGGATGCGCCCTTCTCAAAGAGTTCGATCTGACGCTCCTTGGTCCGCAGTCCCTCGGTGACGCCAAAGTCAACAGTGGTGATCTCGATGGCACGCTTGACCACCTCGACCAGTTCCGGGCGAACGCCCACCAGTTTGTCGAGGCTGCGCTGAGAAAGTTGGAATGGCATGGGTACTCCTTATTTGACAGGTGGTGCTTTAGAGAGCAGGTCAGTCTTGGCCTGAGAGCCAGCAGACGAGCCGAAGTAGTAGGCGATGATCCCGGTCCAAGCCGTGCCCAGAGAGCCAAGCATCATGGTGAGTGCCGTGTTGTCAGCCACGGACATCTGACCGAACATCATGCCGCCAAGGATGGCGAAGAACCCAAAAGTCACCGAAGCAGCCAGCAGAGGAGGAACCCACGAACGGGTCACCGCCTGCATCTCACGGGCGCTCTTGCGGTCATCGACTGCCAGTTTCTCAAAGTTCAAACCCAGTTCTTGGGCTTGCTTCTGAAGTTCGATCTCGGCAATCTTGATCTGGGCAATCTGATCCGAAGTCAGTTTGTTGCTGGAGATCAGGTCTTCGACTTTGTCAGGATCGACGCCGATGGCTTTGGAGATGGCAGACACTGCCATTCCTGCCAGCGGGCCACCGAGGGCTGTAGCAACTGTTGGGGCAATCTGTTTAAGCCAGTCCATGCGTCCTCCTGTTGGTTATTTCTTGTTCAGTTTCTCACGCTCCTCAAGGAGCCGGACTTTCACTTGCAACTCGTTGATGTGCGTCATCAACTGTTCTTTCTGTATGGCCCTGCGCTCGGCGCTGATCGGGCTGTCTGTCGGGATGCCTTCTTTGGTGATGAGAGCAGGCATCTGCCCTTCAATCTTGGTTAGGCGCTCCGAGAAAGAAGCCACCTGCCCCAGCAGCCAAGCCAGAGCCGCAACCACGATGGGAATGACTGCTTTGAGAACGTCAGACCATGCCATATCACTTCATCCCTTTAAGTGTCTGCGCTAGTCGCGCACGTTGACCCAGTTTGCCGGGAGCCTTAGCCGCCTTAGCCAGTTTCTTGGCTGGGATGGGCTTGTCCTTGGCAACACCCAAAGACTTCTTGAGCGCACCGGGCTTCTTGATTGCTTTCTGAATCCACTTCTCAGCCATGATTACACCTGCGGCATCAGCGACTTCAGTTGATCAGGGGTCTGAGCAGCATCCATCTGGGTTTGCAGAGCAGCGTACTTGTCGCGGATTGCCTGACGAGCGGCTTCAGCGGCAGCAGCATCAACACCGGGAATCTGCTTCATGATGATGGCGTCATGCGGCTCAAACTCGGCAGCACGAGCAGCACGACGAGCGGTGTGAGCAATTTCTTTTGCCTTGGTCATGTTGATGGAAATCATGCTGTGTACTCCCATGCGTCTCTGAATGTTCTATCTGATGGAATTTCAGAAACATCGACAATTTTGAATGGTTTACCTTGAGGAACATCTTTTGCCGCCAACTCTTCAATGGTGTGGTCGGCAAGATATTCAGGGGCTGGTATCACAATCGCTACACCGCCATTATCAGTAGGGTAAATAATTCTTTGGTTCATTTTTTATTCTCCTGATTATCGGAATACTGAAACCATCATTTGAGTGCCTTCAGCCCTTTGCCCGCCGTTAGTGGGGTTGCAAGTAAGAATATAAAACGATGATGTGGTAGGGGCTGGTGGGACATAACTAGCAAAGTCTTGGTCCCCAGCGCCAACATACGCCACAGTGTGCGCCGAATTGTATTGACCCGAAGTAAGACACTGCACGGAATAATTGGCATTTGGAAGAGTATTTGAAAAACTAATTTGCCAAATACCAGTACCTTGGTCTGTAATAGAACTTACATTACCCGAAGTTCTGATTGCATTAGTTGCGCCGTTAAAGTTCACCCATGCACGGCAACCGTAGGCTGTGGCTACTGAGCCGTAACCGGAGTTGAACTTAAAATTTGCGGAAGTATCAATTTGCGCCGCTGAACTTCCAGCGATAGAAAACGTTAAATTTCCTTGGTTAAGTGAAATTCCAGCAGAGTTTGTTACATTGTCAGAAAACTGAAGTGATACGTCTGCCCCGGTTGCGTTCGACTGTAGTCTAGCCAAAATATTTGCAAGTAGCGTTGTAGATGTTGCAGAAGAATTAGCAACTTGTAATTTGTGACTTGGCGAAGTCGTGCCAATCCCAACGCTGCCTGTCGCAGTAATTCGCATCTGCTCCGTACCGTTTTGTTGGAACGTCGTAATGCCATCATTCCCGCCCGTGGTCTTTAGACCAGACGTACCGGAGACTACTCCGTCATCACTGTTGATTATGCTGGGCATGGTTTACTCCTTTGGGTAACGGGCTTTGATCTCAGCCACTTTGGCTTGCCACTCAGCCATTGTGGCTTCGCCTCGTTGTGCTTTGAAGAACAGAGGATCGGCTTCATAGGTGTAAGCCACTCGGCGCTTTTCTCCTGCAATACGCGCAGGCTCTGCGGCCTGAAGGCGAGCAACCTCGGCTTGAATTTCAGCATCAGTGGGGCGCGTTTGCTTTTGATCGAGCCATTCCAACTGATCTTCGCCGTGTATCGTCCACTCAGCGCCGGGGCGCAACGAGAGGAGTGCTTTTACGATTGTTGTCATGCTCCCACCTCCAGCAAAAATACACGGTTACTGCCCCAAGCATCGTTAATCAGAATGTTGCGAGCACCCTCGCTTTTACCAATTCCCATACGGAAGTAAACCGCGCTGGTTGTTGATGGAGAGGTTAAAAATACCGCATTTGTAAAAGTACCATTTCCGCCGCGCCCGGGCACACTAAACTGACCCAACGTAGACCATGCGCCGCCAGTGCCGCCAATTTGATACTCGAAACGCACAAAGCCGTTGTTTGCACCTTGCGAATCGTCATCACAGTCAACAATTACAGAGGTTGACCACAACTGCAAAATATTACTAGATGTAGCAGAAGGCGTAATAGATGGGGTAGAAGAGGAAAATTGAGTAGAACCAGAGGTGGTTGTCACACCACTAAAAAGATTGCTCTGAACGACCTGAAGTATTTTCCCCGCGCCAGTCAAACCAGCAAGATTGGACGCAGTAGAAAGCAAAGTGCCAGTGTTTGATGGCAGTGTCAGCGTGTAGTTGCTATTTGAGTTCGGAGACGCAATGGTGAACGTACCTGTTCCGCTTGCGTCACCTGATAGGGCAATTTTCGACATGGTTTATCCTTTCGCCTCAAGTGCGGCGACTTTTGCCGTCAGTTCTTGGATCATGGCTTGCTGTTCTTGGATGGCTGCGGTCAATGTAGCAACTAAAAGGCTAGTGTCTACGCCTTGATACCTTGGCGTAACCCCATCTTCCTCCATAGCATCTTTTTCGCCAACTACTGCTTGAGGACAAATTTTTTGCAATTCATGTGCAATAAAACCTTCTCCACCATCGGTTTGTCCTATCCAATCCCACTTAACAGGACGCATTGCGGCAACTTTTGCCAGCGCACCAGTTAAAGGGGTTATGTTTTCTTTCAAACGATAATCAGAGGAGGTTGTAAAAGCGATTGTGGTTGAACTTGCTTTTTCAATTTTTCCGATTTCTGTTGCGGTTGATCCAATACGAAATGAAAACCATCTATATCCATTTGGCACAGTAGCCGCCGCAGTAAGATTAACCATTTGCACTTGAGGACCATCGCCTGCTCCTCCGGTCGCAATGAATCCACCGCCTCCAGAGGCACTAACGCTAAATCCGTTGGACGTAAATGATTGCGATGTTTGCCCCACCAGCAAATTACCGCTGGAGTCGATGCGGGCGCGTTCGGTGGCGGCGGTCAAGAACGTCAGCGCATTGGCTGCGTCAGTAGCCATCCGCACAGAGCCGTCAACTACATCATCAGAGCCAACAAAATTGAGCCAGCCGTTGGAGTTGACGCCATCAGTGCGTTTGACAGTCATGCCGCCGGGGTTGGTATTAAAGCGCGTAACCTCCCCCGAACTATCAATCCGCATGACCTCCGTACCACCTTCAGCAAACGCGATGGTGTCAGCAGCAGGAAAGAAGATGCCCGTATTGGCATCAGTACCCCTGATGGCTGGAGTAGATGCGGTTCCATCAATATCAGATAACCCGTCAGTACCACTAAGAATCAAAGTCATATTTATCTCCTTACAGTACTAACCAACGTTGACCGCTGGCGACTGTGATTGTTACTCCTGAGTTTACTGTAATCGGTCCAACACTTAAACCATTTTCTCCAGAGGCGATTGTGTAAGTCACACTCGCAACGTCCTTGTTGGTAATGATGGCACCACCCGCTTGCGCACCGCCGATACCGCCCCACGCCCCATTAACGTACCCTTCAAAAGAGCCAAGGTCGCTGTTGTAGCGGATCATCCCGTTAGCAGGAGAGCCACTACGTTGGGCGTTAGTACCAGCAGGCAGTTTTACCTGCCCAGTCCCGGTAAACGTGCCGTCCCCAGTCGAGGTGAACGTACCGAAAGTGGGGGAGCCTAGATAATCAAAGGCGTACTTGATGTCGGTGCCGTCGTTGTAGACAAAGACTACTTTGCCGTTGGGCACCGTAACCGAGCCGCCCGCAACAATCACGCGGATGCTCTGCCCGCCAGTCGTGTTGTTCTGGACGATGTACGGCTTCTCAATCGCAGGAACAATCAGGTCACGAGTAACCGTGAGGCTGACCGAAGAAGTGACGTTCAGGACAAAGTTACGGGCTACCTGAGTAGCGTTAGTGTTCGTAAGGGTCAACGTCAGATTGGCATCGGACGTAAAGTCCGCAGTGGCCCGCCCAACAATAGCCTCTTCCAGCGCGGTGCCAAGGTTGGTATTGGTCGTGGTTCCCCACGTACCGTTTTGGTCACCGACTCCGATGAGTTCAATTTTTAGGGGGGAGTAAGTACTTGACATAATTTATCCTTTACACGACCAACCAACGTTGTCCAGAAGAAACCGTCACAGCAACCCCGCTCGCAACAGTAATCGGACCGACAGACTGGGCGTTTGTGCCACTTTCAATAGTGTAATTTTCCGTCACTGTGGTCGCATTGACAACTAGCGCCCCAATGCCCCCGCCACCACCCGTAAGCGTTCTATCTGCGGGGTACGTGACAAAAACATCCTTGGTGCCAGCAGAAAAGTTAACTTTGGCTCCGGCGTTAGACGACTCAAGGACTGTATCCCGAGACAGGGTCGTACCAGAGGAGGTGTAGGTGCCGATACCCACCTCCCACTCGGTTGTACCCTGCCCAGCGATGGTATAGAACGTGGTGTTCCCGTTGCCAATCGCAGAAAACGACTGGAACCCCGTCACCGCACCAGCAAGCGTAAACGTCCCAGTACCGGCGGTGGTGGATGTTTCTCGGACGCGATCTTTAACGACAAGTGGCATATTAGTTCGATGTCTTTATGACATCCCAAGTTGTTGGGTCAGACGTGTTAATCACGCTCCAAGTGCCGCCATTCTGCGCGTTAATTACATTCCAAGTTCCCGGCTGGCTGTCGTTGATGATTTCCCACAACAAGCGACCCAGAATACTGTCGGACGCACGAGCAAGTTCGGCTACGGTCACAGCATAGATAGGCAACGTGGCAGTTGTATCAGAGCCAGACGCGCTTTCCTGCACCAGAACGCCAAAGTTGATCGCGCCGCTAATCAGGTCGCTGGCTGCTGCCGCTTCATTGACAGCAACAATGAATACAACCCCAGCGGATGGCGCATCAGATGCTGTCGCAGACTCAATGATGTTGGTTGCAAACGCAAAAGAAGACGATACTGAATCCGCAGCAGTGGCTGTCTCAGAGGCTGTAGCCACGAACGTAGCGATGGCAGAGACCAGTTCAGAAACGGTTGCAGACTCTGTGATCAAGCCGCCAAAGTCAATCGATGCAGAGGCTTGTTCAGAGCCAGTTGCAGACTCATTGACGTTTGCGCCGAATATGACACCAGCAGAGGCTGCATCAGAGGCTGTGGCTTGCTCAGAAGCCCGAGCGTTGACCGATACGCCAGCGGAAATGCTGTCGGCGGCTGTTGCAGTCTCATTGACCGTCGAAACAAAGACCACCCGAGCGACCACCGTTTCCGATGCTGTCGCAGTTTCAGCGATGTTTGCCCCGAAGGTAACGCTGCCAAAGATGGCATCGGAGCCTGTTGCCGACTCAAGGATGCTGCCGTTGAAATCAACTTTAGCGGAGATCGTGTCTGCGGCAGTGACCAGTTCAACGACAGACACCACATAGGTGACGCTGCCGAATATGGTGTCGGTTGCGATTGCCGACTCAGTGATGGAGGTTGCAAATACAACCCGTGCGGAAATGGAATCTGCCCCCGTTGCACTCTCAGTAATTGAAGAGGCGAACGTTGCCAGTGCGCTCAGAGTGTCTGAGGCATTGGCGGATTCAGCGACTGTCGCAGAATAAACAGCACCGGAAAGCGATGAGTATGGCGCAGTCGAGTAGGGCAGTAGTCCGTACATTCCTTACGCAGCCGCGAGTTGCGCCTCTTCAAACCAGCGTTGATGCTTCACGCCAGCCTCGTCAGTCCACTCCACGAGGTAAAAGAAGGTGCCGTTCTCGTCCATGCGCAGGGCAACAACCGGGCCTTGCGGGGCAACGGAAACGAGTTTGACGTTTTGACCTTTGGTAAATTTGGTAGCCATGTTTTCTCCTTACGCAGCGTCGAGGCTGAATTGATAGGTCACGTTCAGCGTGTCACCCGACACCACCGCACGGTCACCGGGCGACTGGAAGTCAGAAGCCGAGAACAGAATGCCAGTAGTGCCACCCTTGGTGTTGTTGCTGGTCAGGAATGCGCCAGCAATCGTCACGGTGCCGTTGATGCTGAACACAGCCACAGATGCCGAGTTGCTGATGACAGAAGGATCAGCAGTGGTAGCCGCACCAAACGTGCAGGCAGGGCGGGTCGATTGGCTGTAAGCCGTTGCTTCAGTCCAACCTGCATGGGTCGCCATCGTGTCGCCAGCATCAATCGTCGTGCCAGAACCCGGGCCGGTAATCAGGCCGAGATACCAAGTTGCCGTGTAGGAAGTACCCGAGAAGTACTTGTCGTTCATGTCTTTGAGACCGACGTTCACGACAAGGTTCTTAGACTCCTCTTTCCACTTGAGGTTGCCGTCTTTGTCACGGCACTCAACGAAGAATACGCCGCCACCGCGAACGCGCTCTTCCGATGCGCCACCCCCCAAGACTTCAGAGAAGACCTTGTCGGTGGACTTTGCTTTGTTGTTAATCATTTCATGCTCCTTAAGAAATCCGAATAATTGCTGAACTTGCAGAACTAGGCGGGAATAGAACTTGGAACGTTAGCGTCGAAGTCCGATCTGCACCAAAGTCCAAAACACAAACCGCTGCCCCACCGTTTTTGTAGATCAGCGCCCCTCGTGCCGTGAAGGCACCAGACCAAGACGTATTGGCAAACGAAACAAACGCCGTCCCATCCGGGCCTCCCACTGTTGGAGTTAACACGTTACCCCCAGCCGTATAGCCAGAGGCAACAACTTCACCAGTAGTCGTGTACGCGGTTGTGTCTTGATTCAACGTCGCCGTATTGGTGTAGAGGGCAATCTTGTAGACATCAGTCGTCCCAACGCCGAAATCAAAGTCGCCGTTGATGAGTCCGGTCTTAAAGACGTTGCAAGTGAAGTTCCCAGTAAATGCCATGATTACCTCACAGGAACTCGTACTTGACCAGACCTGTAAGCGTCTTGACGCTCCATGCCATCACCAAGTCGTTTCGCCAAGCCCAACGCTTCGTTGTACCGCGCCATGTAGTTGTCCATCACGTCCTTGTCGGACTTCATGAACGTCGCGGCTTCGAGCATTGCGCCGTAGAGCAAGACAGAATCAAAATTGTCACCGAGCCACGTCTGCCCAGAAGCAGCAGTCGTGATCGACTCGGGGTAATAGTAGTAGTGCAACTCAACGCTGTACGCCGCATTCGGAGTCGGACCCAGCAGGAATGTCAGTTCGTTCGTGATGACAGGCGGCACGTTGTTCGTGGTGGTCGGACCAAACAGTGCGTAGTAGTAGGGCTTGCCCGTGTCCGTAGGAGACGGGAAGGATTCACGAATGAAGTTAACGTCCTTGTTGAGTAGGTACAAGTACTCGCCAGTCACAGAATCAATAACGGCAATGGAGTAGACCGCCAGAAAATCGCCCGGAGCAGAAAGATACTTGTTGCCATTGGTCGTTGCACCAGTGACGTTTTTTCGTATCGAAGGGAATTGAACCGTGTTGAAAATACGCTGTTCCGCCTGCTGCACAAAACGAGCGATTTGTTCGGCAGACGTAAGCCCACCCGCCCCCACTGCTTGGGGGAAGTCGTTTTCGCAGTACGCCTTGATGGCGGCGGTCAGTTCAGCGTAGTTCATGCAAGTTTCGTGCTAGAGTTTGTGCCCTTCGTAGCAGCGCCCGTACCACGGGTCTTCACAGTCTGCGTGTTAGGCACATTGTTAGGATAGCCGTTGTTGTTAGGAACAATCGGAATCTGCTTGACAGGGGTGCTGTGCATTTTGGTAGGTTTGTCCTGCATATCAGCCTCCACGCTTGTAGGTAAACGAAGATTTCTTTTGGTTAGCGACTTTAGCCAAACCACGACCCATAGTCTTCATTTGCATGTTGGTCTTACCACCCTTAGCCAACTTGGTCAGCGGCTTACCGGGATGCTTCTCTTTTTCATGTTTATGGACGGCTTTTTTCACCGTTGCTTTGTCCATTTTTACGTCTTCATGTTTCATGATCCACTCCTATGTTGTTGCGACTGTTACAGTACCCAGTGTAATGCCTAACACCAGATTGTTGGGTGTTAATCCAGCGTCATTCTCCCTACTACCACCGACAGGTGCCCAACCCCACTGTACGATTCGGCTACCCCCAGACGGATCACCAGAACCAAGCGGCCCACCACCTGAATCAATCTGCAATCCAGTCAAACCTGCTTGGATGTACGAGTTATCGCGGCGCGGATTACGCAACGCCTGCGGATCATTAACCGGGTACATACCAAGTTGCAACTGAGGTTGGTCGGGTTCCCAGCATGTGGGGCAAACCAAAATGTTGGTGTTCTTCGTCTTGATGACGATTTCTCGCAACTCTTTCAGTTTGTATCGAAAGCCACAGCGGTCACATTCCGCAATCGCCTTTTTACCCGAAGCAAACTTGGTCGGCATGCTTCACCTCAATAAAACATCTGTCGTGGTGCGATGCGCAAAGACGCTTTCTCGCGGTCTTCGCTTGATGCCAACGCCCACTGTTCCTCATACGCGGCCTTGAGCATTTCGAGCCGAGGCAGGGCATCAGGAAGTTTCATTGCAAGGTAGTACGCCAGCCCAGCCACAAGACAGGGCAGCATACGGAAAGGGATGTCCTGCGTGTTTATGCCGTTGCCAGCATCTTGAATGCGGCGCAGCCGCCAATACACGAAGGTGTAGAAGTTGTTCTGGTCAGGGCAAGGCCAGACATTGATGTTGGGCGGGTTGATGCCCGTCGTAGTGTTCGTCGTGTTGGGCTGGTTGCCGTTGATCGGGTACTGTGCACCGGACTGACGGTTGATCCAAACCTGAATCGGACGACCCTGAGCATTCTTGTTCGGGATCGTGGAGTAGGTATCCACGCTGATACGGCTGATGTTGATGTCCGTCTGCTCTATGCCTGTTTGCGTACGGATAACGTGATCCAGCAGGTCGATGGTGTCAACGGGCAGAGAGTACGTAATCGTCCCCTGTGTCATGGCAATCTGGCCCTGCTCAATCGTCCATAGGTTGATGCCTCGGTTTGCCCACTCAATCGTCAGCAGGTTCAACGAACGACGCGCCGTGCGCATGTCGTAGCCCGAACGCAGTTCCAACCCGCAACGCTCGAACGCCTCTTCCACAAGCGTGTTGAGGTCAAGATTGAATGAGTTGGTACCGGACGTTGTCATTTGCCTATTTTCCTATGCGGAGCAACCTTTTTAGCCACGCTTTTAGGTTGAGCCACAAATTGTTTGCCTTGGGCTTTTCCTGCACGCTTGGCTCGGGTTGTGGCGGCGTACTCGGCGGGGCTGAGAGACTTGATTGCTCGTTTGGGGAGATAACGCTCTCCTGTAGCGTTTGGGCCTTGCGTCGAGGGCTTGCCACTTTTGGTTTGCCACTCTTGCTTGGTCCACGCTTTGAGACTTTTTTGGCTTTTGGAGAGTCCACTCACTTGTACCCCCCGCCAGCCTTCTTGTACTTCGTAGCCAGCATCTGTGCTTTTCTCGCACTCCACTGACCCGGAGCACCCCCTTTACCGCCAGACTTGATCTGCCCAAAGAGCCGCTTACGCATACCGGGTTTGGTGTAGTTGCCAGCCTCGTTGACGCGAGACTTCACCTGTCCGCCATCGGCGTACATGGTCACCTCGTTCGGATCATCCTTGCGGGTGATCTTTTTGGCTTTCGGCATCTTTGAGGGGCGTACTGCCCCCATGCCCCGGCTCGGCATCATGTTAGGACTTCCCGCCCTTAGCCATCTTCACTTCCATGCCACGAGTCTTGCCTTTCATAGCAATACCGTCGGCACGCTTTGATGCGCTCCCCATTGCTGGTTTGCCAGTTGGAACTTTACCCATGCTTGAAGCCATTTTGGACTTTGCCATACCACCGCCAGCCATCATTTTGGCTTTGGCTGTACCGCCTTTAGCCATTGCGCCTTTGCCATCAGCCGCAAACGTTGGGACTTTCTTGCCATCTTTCATGGTCATGGGCATGCCACCAGCCGCATAGCCTTTTTTCATCATGCCGCCACCTGCCATCATTTTGGCCTGCGCCATGCCACCTTTTCTCATGTTACTGACTGCTTTGCGCTTTGCTTCATCGGATTCTGTGGAACGCGCTTTAGATTCCGTAACTGGTTTAACTGGCATTTTCATTACTCCTTATACAAGTTGTTAAAAGTTACCTCCGGGTCCATGTACGAATCGTCTTGCTCCGCACAATGAATCCATTGGCTAGGTCTAAAATCGGGCGCTCCTTCTCCAGTTACCCAGTAGGCTGGGCTGGTAACTCGCACTCGATTGTTAGGTAACGCCACTATATTCCCTGTCCATTTTCCTGCATCTGTCAACATCAACACATGACTTTGTTTATGCTGCGATGGGTCTTCTGCAACCTCACTCTCAGCATAATCTACTGTGAACAAATACCGCCCCGTGTGAAACTCATTGTTAATTTTGCACAGCCAAGGGGACGGCTGCGCTCTTTGAAACTTAACAATACCGTGGTTGTACGAACTACAGTCCCAAGGCTGCGCCAAATGGGTTTGCATACGTTCAGGCCATTGCTCAAGCGGTATGTCCCCAACCAAAGCGGTAATCGGCATCCTTGCCCACATCGCACCGCCATGAACGTTGGGTTGACTCCCATCGTCTGCTTCACACCCCGTAAAAATGACTTGGAAACTAAGGCACCGATCAGGAATAGTCGTGACAGCCACTGCCAGCGCATGCACATACTCCCCATGATAATTCTGGTGCCCATTAGTGAACTCTTTCCTCACCCAGCATTTAAAATACGGAATGTTGCTCGTCAAGTACATCAGCACATCTTTCCACGGGTCTTACCTCGTTGGGCTATGCCGTCAGCACGTTTAGAAGCGGAACCGCCAGACGCCATCGTCTTAACTTTGCCACCCTTCTTCATGCCGGGTTTTGCAGTAGCCTTGGCAACACTAGGAGCCGTCTTCATTGCAGCCTGAGCGGCCTCCTTCTCCCGCTGCTTGTCACGGTACTGGTCTTTGTACATCAGACCGGGAAGGATGCCGAGGCCAAAACCAGCGTTTTCTTTGCCAGCAATTTTGCCCATCAGCGCAGGAGCCGCACCAAGCAGCCCACCCATAAGTGCTTTATCGCCCATAGTTACACCATCTTTCCGCGAGTTTTGCCGCGAATGGCACAACCGTCAGCGCGTTTAGAAGCGGAGCCGCCAGCAGCCATCTTCTTGACCTTACCGCCCTTCTTCATGCCCTCAAGCGCCTCGTAGTTACGGGCAGACTCAGGCACAGATTCGCGCAGGCGTTTGGCTTCCTTTTGCTCGTCACGAGCCGACTTCGCCATCGTGGTGGAAATCTTGGATAGGAAGTCCTTCTCACCTTCGATGCCACGTTGCATCATTTCGCGAGACTTGTTTAGTTTTGCCTTTTCTTTGTCCGTAGGCTTACGGTATTGCATGCGGTTCTCGTCAGCCATGTCTAACTCCTTTTTCTTTACGCAGGTCGTCGATCTTTGCTTCAAGTCGAGAGATGCCCGCATCGAAGCGTTCCATAATCTTTTCCATGTCGCGGTGCACTTCAGCACGAGTAATGTGGTCACGCGCAACTTCTTCTCGGGTCTTGTTGAGCAAGATGCCGAGTCGATCTAATTCGTCAAACTTACCTTTGAGTAGAAAGGCCATGATGCCAACAATCGAGGTAAGTATGATGTTCCATATCATCATCTCCATCAAACTTCTCCACCTTTACTCCACTTGACGCGATCCGCCCAATAGGCGGCTGACGTCTTACCCTTTGCAATGTTTTTACCGTGGCGGGCTTTAAAACTAGCCCGCTTGGCTTTCATGCGTGCAGACTCCCCCGCTTTTGGCTTACCCGCCGTACCTGACACGGTGCCGACCTTTTTGCCTTGTTGCCCAAAGCGAATGATCTTTTCCTTGCCCCCTTCGCACGCCTTAACAATGTGCGATTTTTTAGGGTGAGACGGAGTGGCACGCGGTTTATTGCATGCCATTGTCTTCTTAGATACGGGTTTGGTAGCCACGTCGATCACCCATAAATCAGAGTAAGCGAAGTAGTGTCGGTCACAGTGCCGTGCAGAGCGTTGTCTGCAAGGATGCCTTCACCGGGAAGAGGGATGATGGTATATCCAGCCGTGCCACTTGCCGCCGTATTAACGGTTACCAAGATTTTGCCGGTTGAACCGTTGCGGATAACCACTGACCCTGCACTTGTGCCGTTAACTGCATAGATCGTTTTAATAC